ATTTAAGCCCAGAACCATTAGTTAACTATAATGATTTAAGTTTAGAAGACTACCCAAACATACACTTTGTAGGTGATGCTTTAAGTGCTAGAGGTATTACAGTATCAGGAGCCCAAGGTACATATGTGGCAGAAGCTATATTAAAATCACCAATTAAGGATTATCCTGAATACTTAGAAAGCAATTTGTCTATTTAAAACATTTTTCGTATATTATCAACAAAACAGTTATGGCAAAAGAAAAAATTTACGAATATAAAAAAATTAGAGTAGAAAATGCTATCCATCATTTATTTAAAGAACAAGGAAATGAAAATTGGAAGCATCACAACCCTGATGGACCTGCAATTGAACCTGTAAAAGCAGGAGATAGAAGTGTTACTAAAAAATACTATCTATATGGTTTAGAGAAAACAAAAGACGAGTTTAACGAGTATAATCAAGAAAAAGAAGGCTTACCATGGTATAAAAACCCATCAATGAAAGCCGTAGCAAGATTTTAAGATATGAAAATAGGTTTTTGTGGTACAATGTCGGTAGGTAAAACAACGTTAGTAAAGGCGTTAAAGAAATTACCTGAATTTAAAAGTTATGAATGTAGAACTGAACGTTCAAAACATCTAATGAATCTAGGAATCCCATTAAACACGGATTCTACATTAAAAGGTCAAATAATATTCTTATCAGAACGATCAGCAGAACTAATGCAAAAAAATATAATAACAGATAGGACTGTTATAGATGTTATGGCATTTGCTAATTGCTCTAAATCAATGAATTATCCTGATAAAGAAAGTTTTGAAGAATTAGCATGTAAATTATTAGGCGAATACGATTACATATTTTATGTTTCACCTGAAGGTGTAGACATAGAAGATAATGGTGTTAGAGAAACAGATCAGGAATACAGAGAACTAATAGATTTTAATATTCAAAATTATCTAAATAGATACAAACATAGAATTCAAAATTTAATTGAGATTAAAGGAACAACAGAAGAGCGCATTAAAGTAATACAAGAGACACTTTCTCCACAATATGTATAACAAATACTTTACGATGAAAAGATCCGAACTTAAAGAATCAATCAAATCAGAAATCAAATCTGTATTATCTGAAAACAGGTACGATATAAATGATCCTAATTCACCAATGGGTAAACTTAGTGATGAATATGAATCAAGTGGTTTAAAAGGTATAGTAGATAACTATGGTCTTGATGTTGTTTTAATGGTGTTATCAAGTGGAGAATATGGAGATAGATTAAATGAATCTGTATTATCTGAAGAATCAAGATTTCCTACTCAAGCAGACATTGATGATATTGAGAACTCAGGTAATATAGACATAGCATATGATAAAGCTATGAAATTGTTAAAGTCGTTAATGAATAAAAGTGTATCATTTGCTGATATAAGAGAAGAAGAAATGACTGATGCTGAAAAGAAAAAAGCAGCAGAAAAAGGTGCTAAAAAAGAAAAATTAGGTAAACAAGCTTCTAAATTATCTAAGGAAGATGAAGACAGATACGATAGAATAAAAAATGGCCTTGAAAAGCTTAAGAAAAAAGGTGACGAAGAAAGCATTAAAAGAATGAAAGCTATTTTAGCTAAAAAAGATGTTCAAAAATTAATTAAAGCTAAAGGAAGAGAAGAGTCTTCTTTTATGTAAAATAAAAATTTTGAATTACCTTCTTAAAGATATAAAAATAGTTTTTATATTAGTTCTTGCGGTTGCCCTTATTTTAAGCTTTTTATTCAGACCATCAACCCCAATAGAAACATACGAGACTGAAATTGATGTTCTAAAACAAGAAAATCAAAAACTTTTACTATCAAACGATAGCATAAACCAAATCAATACAAGGTTACAAGAAGAAATTACAGTTATGCTCTATGCCATAGACAGCACAGAGGTTATATTAAAACAAACCGAAGAAAAACTTTCGGATTTAGAAAAGAAAAGAAATGAAATATCTACTATCGTTACTAATATGGATAGCGATGATATTACCAACACATTCTCAGACTATCTTAAGAGGAGAAATAAAGGAAACCGTTAATTTAAACGGAGACACTTTGGTAATAATGCATCTTGAAGACGCTAGAGTCATTTTAAATGATTTACTAGAGTATGAAATCGTAGATAGTCTACTCACAACTTACAAAGAAAAAGATTCACTAAACTCTAATAAAATAGAAATTCAAAAAGATATCATATTTAAATTAGTTGAAAAAAACGATAACCAACAAACTCAAATAGATAATTTTCAACAAATACTAGATAATAAAAATGAAGAATTAGGTTTTAAAGAAGATACGATTAAACAACAAAAAAAAGAAATCCGAAAACAAAAACTACTTAAGTTGGCTGGGTTCACAAGTTCCATTATATTACCCATACTTACACTAATTGCAATGTTATAGATGAGTGATATTAAAAAGGTTATAAGACAAGAATATTTAAAATGTGCCAGTGACCCAGTACATTTTATGAAAAAATACTGTTTTATTCAACACCCACAAAGAGGTAGAATACAATTTGGTTTATATCCATTTCAAGAAAAAGCATTACATTTATTTAGAGATAATCCATACTCAATTATTCTTAAGTCTAGACAGTTAGGTATATCAACTCTATCAGCTGGTTATTCTTTGTGGTTAATGTTATTTCATAAAGATAAAAATGTATTATGTATTGCAACTAAGCAGGAAACAGCG